CACAAACTTTCTTCTCATTAACATTTGCAAAATTCATTTTTGAGAACAATATCTGGACGCATATTGATATTCCTGCTATTGGCAAAGCACCAGTTGACGTAACTGCTAGAGTACGAACAGCTAGAGCATCTAATAAGAAATTCTGGGTTAATCCTTTTGCAGCTGATACCTTTAAATACCTCGGTGCACCTGAACACTTGACAGGACATTTCTTTCCAGTTGCATTATGTCCTAATCAGTCTCCTTACATCATAGCTCCTAGTACGGCAGATCTGCTTGAATCCACAATTGTCGCTCAGGGACTATCCCTAGGTAACACAGGGAACTCCGATCTATCATACCAAATAGCTATTTTAATAGCATCATTGAGAAAGGATCTTGTTGGCCAAGGGCTTATCAACAATATGTCTTCTTCATTCTTAATTTACGAAGTAGATCTGAAAGAAGAAACTGTTGATAACGTAACAACTAGGACTATGAGTAACTTCAGATATCCAGGTGCACAACTTGCCCCTTCTTATGAATACGTTTATGGAATTCCAGTTCATGCTTTTTATGGTATTCAAGACCCAGAAAGAGCGGATATCCAACCTATCCTCCTGCCCTCAATTGAGTCAGGAAAACATCATGCCTTAGCTCGTCATTCTAATCTTCCAAATCCAGGATTATTGATTCCTCTGACTAGTAAGGCATTTCCAATCGGCTTCTACGGTTCTGTAGTTCACAAGGATGTATTTTTAAGAATGGTAAATGAGCTTCAGAAGCACATCGTACCTACGCAGAAAGCTGAAGACTTTGATGCCATGAAAATGATTACTGACAGATATAGAACTTTCTTAGATACATTCAGTTATGAGAATACTTCTTCATTAACAAAGTTGCCTCTGAAACAGTACTATGAAACTTTAACTCCTACTCCAGGTCAATTTCTGCGTAATCATGCCATCGACCATACTACCGCCCCGTCTCTCAGTCTTTTGGAACACACATTTCATGTGTTTAAAAGTCAGTACGCTGACGGCATCGGAATAGGTGTTGAAGTGACAATTGAAGGTGAAGTAATTACTGATGAAAATATTGCACAAGGTCAGTTTAGCGGAGTTGTTTCCAATCAATCAGTACGTACATTAACTACTCCTCTCAGTAGAAGTAACTTCTCCCTCGTGAAACCTTTAGTTGATACTCCTACTGATGAACAGAAGAACACACCTACTGAAAATGCTAACGTTAATGATGTTAAAACAGTTCAGACTCCAGCCACTAATTCAGAAGGACAAGTACAATATAACTCTGATGGCTCGCCGGTGGTTTCAGGAGATACGAAAAGTACTATGTCTGTACCTCCTGCTACTACTAATACAATTACTGTCGATGGGAAGGAAAAGACTGTGCCTGTAGTTTCTACACAATTAACTGATAATGAAGTTAAACGTGAGCAACCTGGTGATGATGGTAAGAATGAACCCGTGAATCACAGAAATCCCACTACTATCGAAACTGGTAATGAATCAGAAAACAAGCTGTAATTAACATTATTGAGATGAGAAAGTCACAAGCTGTTTTTCTTCGTCACAATGAATTTTCAGGGAATAACGCCTTTACCATCAATAAATTGAATGTTGAAGGCGTATCACTTTCAATTCCTCCAGGTCGTAATCATTCGGAAGCGACGAAGCTTACTCAGCCCTACACTTCTTCTTCTGTCTTAACAGGATTAGCAAGTGTAGGAATGAGGCATTCTCAAGTAAACTACAGAGTTTACAATGATTCTGCTTATGGTAAGTTACGTGGCATAGAATTTTACGAGCAGGAGAAGAAGCGAAATCCTGTCCTCAAAGATTTCACTCATGCGCAAATCAACGAAGCTGTAGGAATGCTTTATGGTGAGATGCGAGGAGAAAGTGACGAAACCAGAATCCCTAAAACGGATCTGGAGAATACATGGTATGCAGAAATGGATGATTACAAGAAGTTGGCATTTCAGAGCATACGACCTTTGGGATATCATATAGATGACCCTATTAGAATCGCTTCACAGAACAAGAAGTATCCACAAAGATACTTAGATATTGTAAGACTTTTAGTCAAATTCGCTGTTGATCAATACCGTAAGGCAGGAAAGATGACAGAGGATATGCTTAAGCATACTTACGTTGACCCTGATAAAAGTAATACTGGAATGCCTTTCTGCTTTAGCGGTTCCGATGATACTGATGTTTATAGAACAGCAATATTGTCAGTCATGCCGCAGTTCAATTACAAGACAGATAACAGGGATTACTTTCAATTACTTTTCAATAAGTTCTCTCAGTTAGGCGTCCCTCCCGAAGCTTTTATGACCTCATATATGGTTACAAGGACAGGACCCTCTGTTAAAGCGACTAAGTTGTTTGACCTTTCAACAAGCGGGTGGACTTCATCTTATGAAGTTACTAATTATGCAGCTAGGATGCGATTCGCTTGGGCAGCTCCTTACTATTTTTATGTGATGTCTAGCGTAGGTGGTGCCGTCATGAAACGAGCGCGTATGGCAACTCCTGGAGCTTATCATACTGAAGATATGGTAGGTCAGTCTTACAAGAGACTCAATTTTAACCCATCGAACACTCTCATTTCAAATGACTTTTCTCAGTACGACAGGTCAATCACGGTTGAACTCCAAAGCTATTTGTTTTCCTTGTTCGGTGAGTTCGTACCAGAATGGAGTAATCAATTTGATATTCTTCAATTCTTTATAGAGAATGTTAAAATGGCTATGCCCTCTTTCACAGTCCATGACTCTAAGCTTCTGTCAATATTTTCTGGAAAGGTACCTTTGTTATCAGGGATTAATATTACACCTGAAATAGGTACGTTTTTAGGAATAGCATCTACTCTACACGCATTGGAACACTTCGTAGACGCTGGAATTGTAGACAAATATTTATCAGGAAAGTTCTGTATCATGGAACAATCTGATGATAATATCTATTCTCTTCCGAAGGATCAGGCTGAAAAACTTTTGTTACAGAAAGATGAACTTATTACTTTTGTGGAAGAGAATCATGGTTTTCAGCTCAAAATTAATTTCGGAAACGTGTTTCTAAAGAGAATTTTGCCTTATGGAGTTAGTTCGTTAGCAGAAACATCACCAGTTCTATCGAGAGTAATACAAAACACTTTTGCAGGCGAGTATGAATT